ATGACAACCTTCAAAATGAGAACTGAGCAAGAAATGATGTTAGAGTTAGCCTTAGTTGCGGTAAGAGAAGAACAACCTTTTACCATTGACGGTTCACAATACACCTTACCAAACGGACGGGGACAAACCTTTGTGTATAATCTTGCATTCTTAAATATTCGTTTTATTGAAGATGGTCGCAAAGATAGCGTTGTGCAATTTACTTCAACCCTTGCCCCATCAGCACCGCCATTTTATTGTTTATTATCTGAATTAGATTAAATTTAAACGCCCTTTAAACCAACTTTAAAGGGCGTTATTCTTAGAATTTATACACTAAGTTATCTTCATATTTTCCGCTATAACTTGTAGATGTATTCACTACAATCCGCTTTGCTCCATCGAACGCTTGCCAATTATCTACTTTATCTTCCTGCATATACTCAATAAACCGAATAAACTCCGATTTTGTTGAACTGAAGAAAATATAAGGTGGTTTAGTTAGGTTGATAAGCCTTAGAAAGTCAATTAAATCAAAATAGGTTGCCTGTTTGTAGCTTTCTTGCTTGGTGCAAAGATAGGGTGGGTCAAGCACAAGTAACACCTTTTCTTTACCTGAAAAACGCGGCACTAATTGATGAAACGACTCGCAAACAATCTCTACACCATCAAGATAACCCTCTGCACTTGGATAATCACTCTGCCGTAAGCAATGCCAGAAATCTTGAGTATATAACTCCTCAATGCTCTTCACTTGCTGACCGCTAAACAATAGCCAAGAACATAGAATATGTGGGTCTTTATATCTCTTAAACGCTTCAATAATCTCAATTAGTTGCAATTTTTTCGTCTTATCTAACCGCTTACCTTTGGGGCAATCAGCAAGGGCAACAGCTAATTGTTGGCGTAGTTGATTAATGTCGGGTATATGTTGTAAACGCTCGGCATAATTATCAAAATCGTTGTAAATTACCCTTGCTTGTGGCTTGAGTTGTTTGGCGGTATGAGATAATAAACCGCTACCACCAAACACATCTACAATCGTCCAGCCTTCGCCGTTACCGTCGATATTATCATTTAAAATTTGACTAAAATGTTTCAAAAACATTCTTTTTTGCCCAATGAATGGAAGTGGAGCTTGCTTAAATATAGTACGCTCCTTTACACTCATTTTGCTCTTTTTCCATTATCGTAACATCTCCTTTTTATTTAAAATCACAGCCAACTGATTCGGACTAAACCGCCAGCCCTGTTCGCTGTTAAAAATCGCATTAAAACACCACTCAGAGCAAAAGAACCGCTCTCCACGTTGCTTAAATCCAAGCACTACGCCCAATGCTCCCCAAAGGTCATACTTTTTACCTTTGGTTATTTCAAAGTAAAATCTAATTTGAGCCTCTGTCACATTTGGTAGCTCAACCAAATCCCACTTAGAGCGGTCAGATACGTTGATAATTTTGCAACGCACACCACCATCACGGAGGCTTGAGCTATAACACTCAAACCATTCTTCTTGGTGATAATGGTCGAAAATTCGACTTTTATGTATTGCAATCTCACAATGCGAGTATTGCCCTTTGGTTGCCTTTCTAATCAACCAATCTTCAAGCCGTTCACGCCAGTTTTTAGTATTACCTTTATATAAAGCAAGGTAGATTTTATCCATTATCTACCTCCGTAGGTAATTGATACACAACCTCAATCCCCTCAATCTCTTCTGCAGTTTTTGCCATCTTGAGTAAATCCTCAAAGTGTTGGCGTTGCCCTGCGATAGTGTTAGTTAAGAAGCGGAATTGCATTGTTTTCTCATAGGCTTTTTGACGCAACAATACCACAGGCACATTGCGATTTTGGGCAATAGTATCTAACGTCGGGGTTGGTGTATTATTGTCTGCGTGCCACGCAATTGCCTCATTTGCCTGTTCTTGCCAAGTGGCACGTTCAAAATCAGGTGTTTTCTTTAGTTCGGCGTGGTGGCAAACAAAATTCTGTGCTTTTTCATTGATTTCATTCAATTTTGCAACCCGAAGTGCTTCTAAATAAGCTTGACGTTCCGCTTGGCGTTCTTCCTCATTCGGTAAACGCCAACGCTTTTGCTCACGGTCAAAGAAATGCCACACTGTCGGCTGATTGCCACTGTAATGGATTTCACCATTCTCTTCCCAAACTTCACCATTGCCTACAATTGACACATTAATACCATCAATCTGTTCTTGTGTTGTGAGGGTATACCAACCTTCGCCGTGAGTGGTGATAATAGGTTGCCCCTCTTCGTCGGTAGTGATGACAGGGTCGTCGAATCTGAGTTGTTGTAGGTTAAATTGTTTAAGCATTTTGATATTCCTCATAAGTCTGCGTCCACCCACTCGAATAATCATATTCCAACGGGTTTTCTACTTGCTCCACCATCGCCTTATGCTTCAAGGCATTAGCGTGATTGTTCGTTTTGGCTTCCATTAACACCTGCCAAATGACTAACAATTTTTCTTTATTAATCATCGCCACCGAATTATCGGCGAACGTCCACGGAATTTCTTGGTCACCGAATAAGTCAAATGTGGCTTTGACAGACAAGATATTGCGTTCAGCGGTGGCATCGGTATCAATCCACTTGTCGATAGCTGGCACATAAACGCCACCGTTGATTTTCTTATCTCGCAGAGCGTTGATAGCATTACGGGTTTGTTGGCGTTGTTCTTCAATAGGCATTGGCGCTGGTTCAACTAAAATCGGAAGCCCTTCATCATCAGCAACGATTAGCTTACCTTGAGCTTGTCCTTCAAGTAACAAGCGGTAGGTTTCTTCCGAAATTTCACAAGCCCCTTCAGGTACAAAACCGCCGTGGTCGTTGTTATAAAAACCATCTTTATAAAAAATTGCCATTGTATTCTCCTATTTCCAGCGACCAACACCTAAAAATTGCACTCGACAGTCACCTTGATTCTCACTGTTGTGTTCATATAATTTATAATAACAAACAGCATTGGTGCTTTTTCTCATAATAGCACTACCAACATCGCTGTTTATACCATAGGTATGCTCCACTTTAGGTATCACCATAGGTTTATCAGCAAAAGCGACAGCCCAAGTAAATTGCTTTTCTATCCACTCTTTCAAATCATTTACATCATAAAAATAGGTTTGAATCATCGTCCCATCAGGGTATTTGCGGATTTCGAAGTTGCCGATTTTTTGATAAGTAAATAACGCTGTCACTCTATTATCAAAATCATTAATACCTAAACCTGATGCGGTCGTTGGCTTATTTCTCACTTCACTCCAATCCGCTCCGTCAATCTGCTTCCACGGCAGCCATCTGTTGCCTTCTCTGCCTCTCACAAATTTTTTATTGCTGAAAAAAGTTGTGTACTCTTGCTGATAACCATACGCAGATGGCGTAACCAGCAACGTCCCCGCCTCTTGTGCAGGGTAGTTGAGGTTAGGCTGAGCGTTGGCATTTGCCATTTGGGAGTACACGCCATACACAGTGACGTCATTGAGGTTGCTTACTTCTAATCGTGGGCGGAGCATAAAGTACTCATGCACGCTCCCCCAGCCACTGGCATTGTTGCCCCATTGGGCAAAATGCCTATCAAAGTTTACAGCTTGGCGAAAGGCTTGGGTACTATCTATTTTGCTAACAAAACCCCACCCGCTGAATACGCCATTGCCACTTAGCTGCGCATTGGTTGTAAATCCTATATAGCTACCCATAGGCAACTCTGTGGGCGTGGCGTTTTGGTACTGAATTTGAGTATTAGGGATATGTGACCGCAAGTTGATTTGCTTGACCGGGAGCAGGTTGCCCTCGTCAAAGACTTTATTCGCTCCATGATAGATGGGCTTGTTGCTCTCAACTCTGTCCTCCTTGAGGTGGACGCCGGTACTGTATTGATATGACACAAGCGCCACGTCGTTGTCATTATCCCTAACTCGTCCGACAAACCAATCATCCACATCGTTATTTTTACCTCTTAGATAAGAGGCGGCGTGGTTGATATTGAGTATGCCAGTCATTGTGTCGCCAGTCTTCTTAACCGCGTCTGTAATACCAAATCCGTCTACAGTCGTAGGTTTATCTCTCAACGTACTCCATTCCGCGCCATCGACCCTTGCCCAATTGCTCCAACTATTCGTACTAGCATCAAACCATCGCTCATAACATTCTTGTTTATTATGTAGTGTGTAGCGTTGTAGGGTTCCTGTGCGACCCTCAACACCGCCTGACAAAACAAATAACATACCACTATGCGCGACAGGACGAGACGTGGCGTGTCCGATGCTAAAAACGCCATCGCTCTTAAAATCATTTAAGTTGATATTGAGCGAGTCGAATCTTCCAAAAAGCCCCCCAATATCAGCACGTTTCCAAGGCGACCAATTCCCATTAAATGACAATTTATAACGCTCATATCTATCCCCAGAATAAGCTCTCATCGCCACCTGTCTGTGCCAACCAGGGCTGTCACCAGAAATCACCTGTACATAATAGTTATGGCTCGTAGGCAAATTCTTATTAGACATATCGCCACTACCATAAGAGTAAATTCCATCAACCACTAATGTATCAGCGTCGTCCTGACAATTGTTGTTAATAATAAATTTATCTAATCTTCTTTTAATCGCAACTCCCTGCGCCGCCGTCAACGCCTTTGTGGCATCATCGGTGGTTAGGTTATTGGCGAGTTGAACTAAGCCTTTTTGGGTTGGGCTGGCATTAAGGTTTCCAATATAAAACTTAATAGCGTCTGCAACTTGATTATTTGTTCTTTCAATAGGTTGCATATTTGCCAAAAGTAATACATTCTTAAATTCTTCAAAATAGTCTTGAATACGCTCTTGGACTTCATTAAGCCATTTAGCTGTTACAATAGTCCCTAATGTTCCTGTTGCAGGATTACCATCAATAAATCTACCTGTATTAGATTCAATATTTGGAAGCTTTGTTTTCATTTCTTAATACCTTTAAATGTATGCGAAATAGCAATAGGTGTGAGCAGGTTTTAAATCTGTAAAAAATTCTTCTAAAATTCGGTCGCCAAAATCCGTTAATCGTTCTCCTGCCACAGATTGCCCAGCCCGAAAACGAGTAATATTGTTATCGCCATTTGTTACTGTAACCCGCCACATATACCCCAAATGTTCTCTAGGGGAATTTTGAATAGGAATATCACCTGCATTCGGTAAATCGTTTTGCAAATGAGAAAACTCTTTAATTTCAATGGTATAGCCAATAGACTTCGCTAACTGCATAAAATAAGGGATAGAAAGTCCCCCAACTGCATTTAATGTCAGAATGACTTTATTGACTCTACTCGAATACGATTTAGAAAGATCGGTACTTATCCCACAAACCCTTTCCCAATCTGCCAACATCTCACGAGACGTATCAGGGGTAATTGCATTAAGCATTCTTTCTGCACTTTGTTGCAAAAGGTCGAAGCATCGCCCATCTACCTCACATTGAGCTACAAATTGCTCACCATTGATGTCATAGGAAACAGGAGGATAAAGTGTTTTTAGAACATTTGCGTGAAAGCTCATTGCATTAACTCCACCGTGACTCGACCTAACCGAAACCATTCAATATTTGGCACAATATTCGCTTGTAAATTAGAGCTTGGCGAAATAATTCGACGATCAACAACCCCAATCAAGTCACTCACAATTGCCTCGCACTGCGATACAATTAAACTATCTGCAGGGCTTAATTGACTAAAATAATTGCCTAATGCAGACTCAATTTCTGCTTTAATTGTGACTAAATCCACACCACTCAATTTCACCTTGATATTAAAGTCCGTTCGTCTAGCTATTGGTTTAATGACTTTTGACTCTTTAGCCGTAACAGGACGAACTTCATCAATATAGGCTTGTGTACGAGCAACGGTTTCATCACTTGGCAAATCATTATTACTGATGATTGCAATATCAACGGTTCCTAATCCTCGTCGCAAAGGATAGACAAATGCAGCTTCAACCCCATCAACATTTAACGCCCATTCCTTATAGTCGTATTTATTCCCACCAGCAGACGGTCGTCTGATGCGATTAAGCAAACGTTCTAACAATGAGCTATCACTTTCTTCATCTGTTCCGCCCACAATCTCACGCAATACACAAGCCGTCTGTACCCCAACAGGGGCAGACATAAAATTCGCATTAACAGGTTGAATAATATTTTGACCTGCTCCAGTTGAAAGTGCTTTGACTTTAACCACTACAGAGGATTGAGTAATCTGAGCAGGTTCAATCACTTCATAAAACCGACCGTCCGAAGCCATTATCTGTTTACCAGCTTCAATTACAGCTCCAGTATTACCAAAAACTTCAGCACCAAATCCGCTGGCATAAGTTGCTTGTCGGCGATAAATACCACGCAAAGCAGCGTGTTTCTCTAAAAATTCTGTATCAGCAGTATCAGGAAAGAACTGCTTAATTACCCATTTTTGATGAGCATAAAGCCCCTCTGCGGTAGCTGCCAAACTACTTGCACGAGCATAGTTATCAGAATCAACCGAAACATCAGCGTATGGATTAAGAGATACTACATCTCTTAAAATCGCTTGGCGGATTTCGTCTAAAGTTGGTGTAATAAACATTTAAACCCCATTTAAATTAGTTTTACGCTATGCTCAAACTTAAAAGCATCACCACGATTATCAATAACCTCAATTTCTAACAAAATTGAACCATCTCGTACTTGATGATGCGTTACCGTGATTGATTTTGCTCGTTTGTCGTCTAATAAGGGTTGCAATGCTTCTTCTGCGTACTGCTGAGCCAACAAACCAACACGACTTAAATCTTTCTCACGTTTAATAAGATGGAGCAGAGAGCCTACGCGCCCATCTGCCCACCACGAGCCTAAAGGAGTGGTTAATCTGATATACACCGCATTTTGTAGTGTATTTATGTTCTTACTTGTGTAGTCCCGAGTAAGCGGGCTGATCTCTCTGTCCATATTGATAGGATACCGAGAGCGAGAAGAGAAATGACGAGGAAGCACTTCCACACAAGCGGTCTGTTTTTTGTACATTTTTTGCAAAATAAGACCGCTTGTACGAATTACGCCACAGGTTGCCCTCTGCCGTCGTTTTGATGAGTGTGGGTTTTAAGGGATATGCTACCTGCAGTTACATCACCATCAGTACTAAAACTACCATCTGTCTGCGTAACATCACCGCTAAAGCTCGCTCCATTACCGCCTTGCACCGTCATACCACCATTGCCATTAATTTGTCCTTGAGCGGTAAAGACCTGATTTGTTTCTAATTTAGGTGTTTTAAAACTCGCCCCACTTGTTGCGTCCACCTCGTAGCTTTTACATTTAACCTTAAAAACATCACAATCCACTTCAATTAATCTGCCGTTTTTTAAAATAATCGTTGAGCCACTGGCATCATAAATTGCCGTTTCACCATTTTTTAAGCCTTTTACCCGAAAAGAGCCATTTTCAGTCGCAACAATAATGCCGTGTGTGGTTTTACCCCCAAGCGGAATAACAACCGCTTGAGTGCCTGCTGGTGGAACAGATGTCAATCCAAAATGTTGCATCAGCTCAACATCTTGCAATGTTTCATCTGCCAAGCCAGACACCTGTGAAAGTTGAATTTGCGGAGTACTTTTCACTAAATTTAACACCCCCCTAAAAGCAGAACGTACCGAATTTTGAGCATTGTTAATACGTTGCCTTGCCTGTTGTGCTAATTTTCTCATTTTTCTAACTCCCACGAGCCGACCAGCTCTTTTTCCGCTTTCCGTCCTTTCCCTTTTCTCCCCTTACGCTTACGAGCTTGTTCAGCTTTTGCCTTATAAGCATCAGGAGTCCAAATGCCATCTTGTTTAAATCGAAGCTCTGTCTGCGTGCCACCTGCCCTAGAAAGCATAAAACGCCGTCCCATTAAAAAGAAAATCGCATCTATCTCATACTCTTCACAAATAACGTGAACCCGTTGCCCAGCTTGCCATAACTGACCGCTTGCAGTTTTATGGTCGGGGACAGTTACAGTTAAATCAAAGGTTTCCAACTGCCAATCACTAATCTGTTTTTTAGCTTGTTTTTTAAGGGCTTCCAGATTTTCTACATCACTTAACACCACTGTTTTAGGTTTATAAATCTGCAACTCAGGATTTTTATAAACCCACTTAAAATCGTGTTTTGCACTATCGCTATCACGGCCGTGCTTCTGTCCTAAAAACGTCACTTCCGAATAGCTTTGCGACACATCAAAGGTCAAACTTGCCTCATTAAAATTATTGCGACTGCTATCATTGGCTCTAACATAGAGGGTTGCTACTGGTGGGGTAGAATAATCTGCACCACCTACAATTAACGTCCCATTAGACTCAAACCAACAATGCAACCCAGCAGAATTAGCACAACGCATAATTGCTTCCCACGCTGTTTCGCTAATATCAATATCAATTTTATCCAGAGTAGGATTATTTTCTGCTCGTAACCCAACCTGTTTAATCCCCAACGGCTCTACAATTTTCTTAATCGCATCAAATACTGTTAAGCCTTTCACATTCGTAATAGGAGCAGAACAATCCAATAAAATTGAAGCCCTATCTCGCCCATTAATGGCATAATAACGCCCACTCTTACTGATCTGATGTTGCGTATTATCAACAATACCTGTTAAAACTGTCTCACCATTAATTTTGACTACGGCGGTTTTACCTGCAAAATTCGGCAATACCTGCATTTCACTGGATTTGCCTAAATCAAATGAAAAGCTATCCGCAGGAATTAAAAAATCACTATCAATATTGTAGCTTTTCCAGTTTTTATGTTGCTTGCCATCTATCTCAACCACAACCTCATTTTCAATCATCGTCTTACTCCGAATAACAATTTAATAGGGTTCCTGCTTCGATCCAATTTGGCTGACGGATTTGCGGATTAAGCCGTAATAACTCACTACTACGACGATAATCCCGATAAAAATCGTGAGCAACCTGTTGTAAAGTCCCATTAAAAGCGACTTCTTTCACAATTAATGGCGGTTTCTGATTAATCGTCGTGACAGCTATCTGCATTAATTCACTCGCCATATTTCGTAAACCTTCTGCCAACACATAAGAAGCGGTATAAAGCCCATTATTAGGTTCAGCAGCGTTTTCTGCAGTCCGTTTAAGATGTTGTAATTCACGCACAAAATTAAGCGTCTTCAACATCAAAAGTCTTGTCTGTTGAGTGATATACTCAATTTCGGTTGGTGTTAAATTTTCGGCGTAGGTTTCAATAATATTAGCAGTCGTCTTAGCCAAAACGTTACAACTAATTAAATGCAATGCACAGTTTAGATTTTTCACATCATCTACCGATAAACGAGATTTTATCGCTGACCGACCATTTTTTTGCATTGCAAAAAACTGAGATGCAGAGGTAATTCGTTGATGTTGTCCTGTAACTAACAGACGCGGGATATTTAACACCTTATCAATATCACGCATTAGCTCATTAAATTCCGCTTTTACCCCTAGCGTAGTATTAAATTGATGTGTTTTCGATTGAGCTAAAATCACATCATAAAAAAGTTGCAATGCCTGCACCCCCTGCTTTTGAAAATCTGACTTACTAACCCCGACAGGTAAAGTATTTACATTTTGGTTTAATTCAAATAAGGCATTGAGTTGCTCAAAACAACCAAAAATCGCACTCCATTGCGACAATAATCGACTTTTAGCATTGTGGGCAAACGCTACAACCTCCATTCCTTTCACCCACCACGCCAACATATCGCCGATAAACTTATCTACAAGATTAAGATAACGATCTATCTTCGCCAATAAACTATGCTCAAATACAAAAATCGGTTTTAATGGAGTTGCTTCCCTAAACGTCAAATCTAACGCCACATAATTCACATTTTCGGCATCGTGACGTAAATTTGCTGATACCAAAATCATATTCGGGATCCGCCCACGAATAGGGTGAACCAACACATCTGCCCCACGTTGCTGAACCACATTAAGTAATTTTTTATAATCGGTGTAATAGCCCTCACCAAAACAGACCGCTTGCAACTTAATTGTTTGGGGATTAAGCCCCATATCTTCTAAATCTGCCCCATTCACAAAGGGATAAGCGTGTTCTGCAATGGCTTTGTCAAAAATTTCATCAACCGCAATAACATCAAATTGCACCCCTTTAAAACTTGCCTGTTGAACAGGCATTGTCCAACCACTCATCTACGCCACCCGTTTATTAAAATTAAATTGCTCATTAGACACATATTCAGCCAACACACGCCCATCGACTTCGAGGGTGATATTATTCGCCAAGGTATGCGACTGCGATGTAAGCCCAGCCTCAATTGCCATAGAAATAGACCGCCCAAAAGCCTGAAAGTCTGCTTGGTAATTTGATAAAGCCCCTGTAGTTGCTTCGACGCTTGGGCGAATTTCACCGTCAATGATAGCTTGATTGCGTTCCAAACGAGATTTCATCTCCGCTTCAGATAAAGACCCTTGCTTTACCCTTTCCTGAGCAATTTTGTTATCATTTAAACGTCCTGCAATCACATAAGCACCGTGATAATTATGCTCAGGCTTAACGCCCCCCATTGCCGCATTCCCATAAGTAAATGCCGACGGCTTACTACTATGTTGCTCTCTAAATTTTTTCTCTGCTTCCGCTCGCTTTTCTTTCTCGGCTTCTTGCCTTGCCATATAAGGCACATAACCTTCTGACGCAGCGTATAAGCCCAGTCCTACGCCAGTTAAAGAACCAAAACCTAACGCCCTTGTTGCCATTTTGCCTGCCGTTGTCGCTCCCGTTGTAACAGCCCCTGTAGTAGCTGTTGTAGCTACAGTTTTAGTCGATGTTTTAAAAATCTCCTTAGCCAAATTGCCAAATCCTTTCGGGTTGCCTTTTAACATATTTAATAAGCTAGATGCAGCTAACGCAGCACCAAAGACAAAAACCGCATCTTTTGCCCCCACTAAAAACTGAGTTAAATTAGGGTACTCATTCGCATATTTAGCCAGCTGTTCACTCAATGCTCCCAAAACATTATTTACCTGCTCAAAATTTTTCATTTCGGCAAATTCATTACTGTTTTTTAAGGCTTCCACCTTGTGAGCATTTGTATCTCTTACTACAGCGTGAGATTTTTCTATAGCATCTTGACTATTCTCAACTTCTGTATCGACCTTTTGACCTAGCTGAACATTATTCTTAATCCCAAGTAGTGCCATCAACGCCTGACGGTCTGAGATAATTTCACCAATGGCAGTCCCCTCGACAAGATCGGTTAATTCCTTAAATAATTTAGCTTGCTCTGCACCTTTAGCTGTTTTGAGTTTATTCTGCAACTCTTGATATTGCTTATCACCTCCCACAACATCGTCCATAATAGACATAAAGGCTTGTAGAGAGTCTTGCCCTTTGCCTTTGTAATGTTCCATTGATTTTGCAAAATTAATCCCTTTTTCCTTGCCTGTTTTTGGATCTTTATATTTCAAATTTTTAAAGCGATCATTGGTTTCCTTAGCGGTAATTTTGCCCAACAAATTGACTAAATTATTGCCAGCCTCATCACTAGAGCCTGCAGTCACTCGTGCTTGTTGGTTAGCAATCAGCAAACGCTTAAACCCCTCTAAACCATTTAAACCAGCCTGTTTACCTGCAGCCATTTGTTGTGGCAACCACGCAGCCATATCAGCAAGCTCGAATTGTCCTGCCTGCCCTGCTGCAACTGCCATATCTAAAACTTTGCCAATATCTTGCTCACCAATTCCCATTTGTTGCATAGATGAAATAGCAATCTTTGCAATATCGTCAGGCGTTGCTCCTGTTGCAACGGCGGCTTTTTGCAAAGTCGGTAATAAGTTCATTGCCGTATCTGCGGACATCGCCCCTGATGCCAACAATGTATCTAAGGAATTAAGAGCATCTTCTTTTGTTCCACCGCCTACGGTGACAGCTTTTTCTACCGCCTTAAATAGCTCTTCTTTTCCTGCAATTCTTCCTTGAACATCACGATCTGAATATGCTGTATTTGCTACCATTGCTAATCGTTTATCAAAATTCATTTGATTACGAGCAGGCTCTCGCATAACCATCGCCCCAGCTGCAACACCAGCCCCAACGCTCATCAAACCACGCCCAACATTTGCAGCCTTATCTCCAAAACTAGACTTACCAAGCTCCGCATTTAACTCTTTGATACGTTGTTTCGTTTGCTCAGAGGCACGACGTAACTCATTTTGAGAGGCCACGCCCGACCGCTTCAACTGCTCATAAGCTGCACGGGTTTGCCTAATTTCCTGCTGTATCGCATTTTCTGAACGAATACCTAACGTTTCTCTCGCTCTTGCAAGATCTGCAGCACTTTTTCTTGCTTCTCGGTAAGCCTGCTCAATACGTTTATTTGATGATTGCGTTGCCGTAGCGACTTTCTCTGTTGCATTCACTTGAGTCTGACTGCTACGAACCGCTGCTTGCTCTGCATCCTTAAAGGCTTTTTCTGCTTCTTTTCCGACCTTACTAATTACTTGGCTTGCATTATCTTTTGCACTTAGCTCAAGTTGCACTTTCATATCTTTAGCCATGGTAAACTCTTTTTAAATTGGATTTAAACCTATAAAAAAGGGGCTTTACGCCCCAATTTTTCCACGTCGAGTAAACACAAAACTTTCGTGTTTAACATTATTGCTAGGGCTATCTGTCGCTTGCTTAGGCTGTTTTATGCCTTCAAACTCCAAATAACTCTCAATCCAAGCCGACAACTCAATCAGCGACATTTGCCACACCTTATCAGCAGGAATTGCAAATTTCGCAAACAAAATCACCGCTTGGCGATATTGTTTAAAGGCTTCCGCTACGCCAAACCGTCCTGACGGTTGCTTAGGTTGTCTAGGCTCGCCCCATTTCCGATAGGCTTTTTTTTAAGCATCAATGTTGCCTCAAGCAGTTGCCAATAATCATCCGTAGCTAAATGCTCAAATAAAAATTGTGCATCAACGATTTCTGCAGGAATACCGTCAAAACTGACCTGCTGAGAAAGATAAGCCATATCCACTAAGATTGCCTCTTTATGGCTGGCATTTTCTTCGTCAATGCCCATTGCATCAATCATCTCAAGGGCAGTGCATTGCCCACCCATTGTAAGTAAACGCACATTTGCCTGTTTAAAAACCTTCCCTTGATACTCAAACCCTAAAAGCTCAACTTTCATTACTCAACAACCTCACGCAACGCACCTAGTTGAATATCAATTTGCGATTCATTGTCTACCGTATAGGAAGCACCCACCTCAATGGTAAAGCACCCCAAATAAGATGTCCGTTTTTCCGCATTATTTAACGGGTATTTGGTAAGTTTGGCATCTTTGATATTTTTCCAATCAATCACCGTACCATCTTTAGGTTCTACCGCAGTAATAGATAACGTGATCTCTTCAATACCTTGAGCATACCCCTTAGCTCGCCCAGCGCTATTCATTGTTTTAACGACCTTACGCCCTGTTTGAATTTTGACATCTAACTTCGTAATATCAATTTCAACCCCATCAACTTCAAGGACACAAGAACCTTCAAAGACTTCAGCCATAATCTACTCCTATAATAACAATGTGATTTTATTGCGGATAACGTGCAAGCCATTTACAACATCTGCAGGAATATCCAAGTCCAAATACGTTGGGTCTTGGGCATTACGCTCAATCACCAAGCGAGATTTCCATTCGTCGACGTTTTCGATGATTTCGAGTTGCTCCATACGATAAAGCACATCAAGGATTTCCGACCGCACTTTGCGAATAACACGCTGTGTATTTTTAGCTCGTGGGAAACGTAAACGCTGACGAGTTTGGATTGCCTTACGCACATAATCTAAAGTACGAATAGTGGTTAAATCCAAATAACTTGGATCGTCGGTATTCGTCACTGATTTTGTATAAGTCGTAATAGCACGGCTAATCTGAACACGATTCACCACAACTTCAAGCGGACTTAGCCCATTAAATAAGGCTTGGTTTACCTCACTAAATAACGGCTTCTGCGAATCGTCTACCAAACTTAACCCCTTGACCTCAAGCGTATTAAGAGGCTTCGCAGGATCTTCCTCACCTGCAATCACAGCCCCATAACCTGCTGCAATCATCGCATTTGTTTCCGTACAACCCTTGTACCACGCAATAGAGATACGTTCAGAATTTAAACGAGAAGATAACGTTGTTCCTGTCGCAAAAGTACCACGCCAACCCATTACACCAATTCCTGCTTTATCCTCAATCGGATCGCTCATCAATTCCAAATGCTGGCGTAGTGCCGTTGCATTTTCTTCATCTGAAAATGGCGAAATAATCACGTTGTAATGCTTGCCTGCAACACTTGCTAACGCTGGTGCAATCTGGGCATTACGCTGACCTCCACCAAATGCAGTGACAGCAAGACTTAAAGTCCCAGCGGTGTGTTTAGCCGATAACATCAATTCGTTGCCAATTTCACCTTTACATTTGGTAGTCAATAGCAATACGCCATCACTTTCTGCACTTGCAACAACTTGACTATAACGAGAGGCATTAATCACAGCCACCAAACGAGTGACAATGGCAGTATTCGCTTCATTTTTTGCCACCGCAATTTCATAAGCCTCCCCACCGATAACAACACGCACCACACCAGCAATGCTTGCAGACCCTGTAAAAGTCACACGCCCTGTCGCAGCAACACCTGCAGAATGGTCTTTTAATCCAATAACCGTTAAGCGAATCAGTGAATTATTCTTAATAGCCTGACGCACCATTAAGTGAGCTACAGAGCCAGCCCCAAATGCCTGTTCAGCATCGGTATCACTAAACACTTTGACAGGCAAGCTATAATTTCCTGTTGCTTGAGCCGTCATCGGAGCAACGATCAACACTTCTTGCTCATTCGTAGGCAAGGTGGTCACAGCGTCTTTATTATTGTATTCGGTATATACTCCTGGTTTACGAATACTGTTCGGGATTTTGTCAAAATCAACCATAATAATTCCCCCCTCCTATTTACTCTCTTTTTTAGGTTTATCTACACCAGTGACTAAGATTAAATCACCATCAGCGATACGACGCTGATAGTATATTGAGTTATCAACTTCCACTGGCTCGTGTTCGATATAGCTATGGGGGTGGTTCTCAAATGGTACTCGTACCCCATTAATTGCTTTTACTTTAATTTTCATCTTTTTCCTCCCTCACTACCGTCACTGAGGTAGTGGCGTTGTTATTTGACTCAAAAATACGATTATGTAACCCATTTAGCTCTTGGTATGGCTTATCAAGTTTGCCCTGATACTGCTTAAATAGTGCCTCAATACTTGCCTCACCCTCTGGGAATCGCCCATCCTCTAAAAAGCCGTTTTCGGTGTAGCTCATTTCAAACTCAATCGCAAAAGCAGAGATTTTCTCTTTTTTCACTTCCGCATTATTCCAAATAGTGCGGATTCGCTTGGGTTGGATAGGTGACACCAACCCCCCTAAAGTTTGATAATCAGCAAATACTTCACCGCACCAAGCAACAGATTTACGCCGACTTCTTGAGATGTTACGCCACCCACACGCCCCGCAACGGCGGAACGCATAGAGCGAGCCATTACCAACACAACAAAGGTATCCGTTGCTTGATAACGCTTACCCCTAGCATTGACTGAACGAACATCAAAATCAGAGCCAGCATAAGAAACCAAACAAGCAGGCAGACGGCGTACATCAAGCTGACTATCGTCAATTTCCCCAGAATAACTCCCGACCGAATAAACCATCTTGCCAAGCCCAAGTCGCAACCGCTCAATCAATGCTTGCTCAACTTTAGTAATCATCGTTGGTCACGCCCCCAAATACGGTTACCGCCATTAAAAAACTGCACGCTGTTGTCGCCATTTGCCATATCCTCAACGGAGGATTCCTCAAGCCCAAGTGACACAATCCCTTTTGAGATATTCTCAAGCTCTTTTAAGCAAACTTATAGCGATTTTCGACTTCTTCAGTCATTGTCACCGACGACTTACTAGTGAGATGATAACGAGCCAAATCACAACAAATGCGTGTCAGATTTTGTGGTACAGCCCTCAAAGGCAAGCGATAACGCCCACTCAAATAACCGTCAATTTGACTAGATGAATCTTTTAGAGCAACAACCAATAAGGCTTCATCAACAACGCCAAGCCCATCACGATCAGTTAGCTCTATTGATTCCCGTTCACCAATACGGACAACAAAATCTTCAACATCGGCATAGAGTGATGTTTTATCATCAAGTGCAGAAACCACACTTTTAATGTCGGCATACATCGCTACTTCTCACAAATTGGCACAAGCTCAAGATAAGGATCTTGCGAAAGTGCAATAATCTGCTCACCCGTTAAGGCATCAAACGGAATTTCCACTGCTTTATCTTTGGTAAAGCGATAACCGCAACGCCCATAGCTTGCTTGTGGGTGAATCGCCTTTAAGGTGATTTCAAAGGCAATCGGCTGAATTACCGCACCATCTGCTTTTGCATCTGCCACTTTTTCATCTGTTGCATTAGCTGAATCCGCAGAATCTGACTGTAACGAGTTCCCCGCTGTATCTTTGGTTTCATCTGCACCGCCTTTTTCTAACTCGGCGGTTCGTTTTTCTTTTTCTGCTTTTGCTTTTTTAGCCATACTTACCTCAGATTTAAGATTTATAAAGGGTGGGAAGCTCCCCACCCCACAATAACTACTCAACAATTTGAGCGCTCACGGCTACTTTTAATACGCCTTTTAACGGATTGCTTGTACATTAATCACATCGGCTTCAAATAGCTGACGAGCTTTGTACTCAAGTGACGGCGGAACAAGGATCACACTTGGACGGATATTCAAGAGCTTGTCACCATCGCCTTTTAACATACGCATCTTCGCCAACACATCCATCACCACATCAGCGGTTAAGTCAGACGATTCCACACGGTGAATCAGTTGCCAGAAACCAAAGCCAGCAATTACCACGAGCACGCACACCCCACAAATACACATCTTCCATAAAGACTTTGTCGGATTTAGACGGATCAAACTTCGCTTCAATTTCAGGCTTAGTGCGTTCTTGCCAAATCAACGGCTTAATCGCATTAGTATCATCTAAAATATAAAATGCAGGTTGGCCTGATGCTGAGCCAGTGGTGACATTACTTTGCTGTTTCGCCACGCCAGTACCGGTCCACATTCGGATAAACAGGGTGGTCAGTGTCAAAAAAGTTCTGCCCGTCATAACAAAGGGTAGATTACTTTTTTAAGCAACCCAACACCAAATCATCAGGTAACTCCGCCGCACTTTGTCCGCTTGTTGTACCACTGGCGTAAATAATCCCACTTGGTCATCTTCGATTTCAGTGCGTTTAATACCAACCGTCGATTCAAATAATTTGTTCTCAATGGTCATCCCTTGAGCTTATCTCTGGATTTGACGCTCACCCACCCATTCACGCATTTTCGGGAATGCACCTAACCAACCATAAGTATTAGTCGCAGTTGATGATGCAATACGCATTGCAAGCATTTCCCACTGCGGTTTAATTAGACTTAAACCTGCTTTAACTCTGTTTAAATGCCGTATCTAACGCATTTAACAATTCTGATTTTTAAATTATCCATTACGCACCTGCCTTTTTATATTTTCAACGTACTCTCAGGGGTTAAACCTAACGCTTTTGCCCCTGCCATCTCTGCGGCTGACAACGCCATTCTGCGTCTGCTCATTCGGATCTTTACCTCCCGACTGCGTACCAGCAAGGGCAGGTTAGGCGACACCGTTGCCAAATAATCTGATAACGCCACCAGATTTTCTTTGCCTAATTTTCCCGCCCAGCTTTCTGTGCAGGCAACAAACGTCCATCAGATAATGCAGATTGAATTAACGCATCACGTTCTTTATCGTTCATTTGCTGTTTAATCTGGTTAAGCTCAGTTTGCACCGCTTGCAAATCGCTTAACGCCACAAATTTTGCAGGATCGGGATTGTTTACCTTCGCAGTCAACGCCACGACTTGCCCTTGTTCTTTGGCAAGTTCGGCATACACATCGCTTAATGCCACTGAGCTATCGCCTTTCGCTGCCGACATGCCGTCAGCTTAGTTGTAATTTCATCGTCCGTTGCTTGAGCCGACAAGCCAAACAACTTAATCAAAAGTTCTTTCATTTTGGAGTTATCCTCGTTAGGTTCTAAAAGGTGAGAAAACTGAGCAGACATTGCGACCGCTTCCGCCAAATTATGTAGTGCAGGGCGGTTAGTTAAAGCGGCATTTAACACCTTAATCACCGTACCCGACGCATCTGCCAAGAACAGCGGTGAATATAGCGATAAATCCCATCTTTAATTTCAGCGACTGCCTTAGATGTCCAACGTACATCAGCAAATAAGCTTCGCCTGAAATATATTCCGCTCTCACAATCCAGCCTGCCGCAGGATTGCCTTTGCCGTTTTCCGCAATAAAGAGAGTTTGATGCTCATAATCAATCATCAGCTCAATGCCTAACTGATTGATCTCATCTGCTAATTGATGCCGTTAGAATCTCCTACATAAAACGCCCCCTCACGTCCATCTTGCGGATGAAACCAACCAAACGGAAAAGCTGAATACGCCCATTGACCTCTTTGGCAAGCTCAAAACTGCAAGCTATCGGATTAAGTTTGAATTTACGTTCCACAACGCACCTCATACAAAATAATGAGACTAGAGAATAAGAGATAAGAGAAAAGGAAAAACGAGGAACAACTTCCACACTAAAGGGAATTTGCAAATTTTTTGAAAAAAGTGACCGCTTGTATAGCGAAAGAGATACAACCCATTTTAAAACGTTTTAAAACCGTTTTAAATTGTTTTAAAAAATTTTGGACGATAATCATACCAACAAAAACAAAATCGCCACTATGGGCGATTTAGAGGCGTTTCAGGCATTATTTTAAAACCGACTGCCAATAGTCCTGAACATCTTGCAAAATATCTTCCTCGTCCTGTGGTGTCAGCATTAAAAAAGGACGAGCAGGAATATCTACCTTACGCCCACGACCAGCTTTTCCACCAAATTGATGAATAGCAGCATAGGCTTCATTTGTGCCGACAATCGCAACATCTTTGTCATAATCACTGGTAATACTGCTCATCAAGTTCTCAGTATCAATAAGCGGAGAACCATCACGATATTTAATACCAACCAACGAGACGACCACCAACATCAAAGTTAGTTAATACCGCAGACTCCATCGTGCCAGCAATATTTCGCATTAAACTCGCATTATTTTCCGTTTTGGAAGCCAATAGTTTTAAGGTTTTGATAATCTCGTCAATACCGTTAGTTTGGATCTCAATCAT